GAGAGATTTTGTAATGGAACCTCAGTATAATACTACTGACTTCACTGGTCGTACCACACAACAAACTATAACCGTAAAGAACTATCCTTGGGAGTCATGGTATGACACAAGGACTAAAGCAGATGGAACTAGATGGTTCCCTGATGGAGAAGACATGGAGATAACAATAGACGTAGATGGTCCAGACGGCATACCAGACAATCCTGGCCAAGTGGTCTGGGAGAAACCTGTTCGCACTGACATGACAGCAAACCAGTCATTGAATCTTGGTTTGTCTGCCACCCTATCCATACCATTGAATAGAAAACTACAAAAACAATGTATGGAGGCAGCACAACTACAAAACAATATGCAAACTCAACTGATTGCTAACAAGAGATTAGATTTTGAACTAGCGAGACTGAAGAATTGTGGCGAATTGAAAAAGAGTGGCATATTTTTCCACCCCAAATCACCCTACTATTCCGTATGTGCTGATGTAGTAGTTACAAATCCTGGCGGTCAATTACTTCCTCATACACATGACATGCCTAAACCAAATTGGAAAGAAGAAAAAACAAGCAATGACGCAAGTGTTCTAGGAACATTCTCTATCGGAGATACTAAAGATTAATGTTTAGACCACCGTACTGGTCTCATGATAACACTAAACTCTCTGATAGTATAATAAACAAATTAAAATCCCGACTGTCAGAGATAGAATTGATTGACAATCATAAAAGCTCTTACTGGATCAATCAAGAGTATGAAGATGAGGCACCAGATAGATTTTTAAATGAAAGATACGATACCATCGTAGAGGATATCGTAAAAAGTGTAGGTGCTTTCAATAAAATGGCATACACATATACATTCTGGTCACAACTATATGATCATGGTAATAATATAGGGGAACATAATCACATTCCCTCAGATATATCTTGGGTTCACTTCGTAGATGTGCCAGATCAAAAGTGCTTTCGTTTTACTGACACCAAAGGGAACACATTAGTCCCTGATGGTCAGAGTAGTGGTGATATAATTTGTTTTCCTTCATGGTTATGGCATGAAACCATACCAACTGATGAACAAAGGTTGATCGTATCTGGTAATATAACCTTTACTTACTAGACTTCTTTAAGTCTTTTATCATATTCTTTCTATCACCAAACCTTAGTTCTGGTAATCCTTTCTCTCTTCTATACTTATTAGTTCTTATCTCGGATATAGAAAGTTTCTTCTCTTTCTTACCGAATTTTTTTTGTATTGCTTTGATTGTTTTTTGAACAATGGGTTTGACAACTCTCAGTAGGAGAGGTGTTGCAGCTGCCGCTGCAGTAGCCACCACTGCGATTGATGCTGTTGTACTTACCTGATTTGTACTTGGCAGAAATTTCTCAATAGCTGTAGTAGGTTCATATAACGTCTCACATATTTTCTGTTTAGGATTGTTTGGATCAGTTATCAACTGATGTCCAGTCACCCTCTCGTCTCCTGACACAGTTACATCACCCACTCTAAGTTGAGTAGGACCAGGGCACTCAGGATCTTTATAATCTTCTGGAGTATTTGGTCTCTCAGTATTGGATTCTGGAGGTGGAGGTGGATCACCTGTATCGACACCACCTGTAACTTCTTCTGGTTCGCCGTATACTGTAGTCCATGTTAGTTCATTTGCCTGATAATCAGGTGGTTCATAGTATGGCATACCACCATCACATAATACTACGTTACCTTTAGGGTCATCGTTGACCAAATTTTTATTTTTAGATGGATCTCTCTTAGCGTTTTCTTTGTGTACCTTGACACACCCTGGCATATCTACAACAGGCACTCCTATATTGACAGTTACAGGTGGAGTATACGGAACTGCCTGTGGAGGAGTAGTCATCCAAGGTCTAGGAATATTTGCAATATTAATTAAACCTGTGTCTATGGGTCGGATAAATCTCAATCCACTCCCATTAATATAGATCTGTGGGATCTGATTATTTGGCATTAGGAATCACCAATTTCAATCCCTTAACTGGTCCAGATTGAGTAGGCCATGCTTCAGTCAAAGCAGAACGAACTTCTTCTCTAACCACTTCTCTAATTTGTTGTAGTTGTATTTCCTGTCTCTTTGCAGGACCACCCATCTGTTGATCAATAAGTTGACCTCCACCCACCACTGCACCAGTTCCTACAACTGCTGCTGCGGTTCCATAGGTAGCGATTTTTTGTAAGTCCATTAGTGGTATGGGGTATCATCATCTTTAGGTAAACCTAAGTCACCTAATGTATCTAGGAAAGCTCTACGTTGTGCCCATGTTTGTCCACTAGTAGAACCTTTACAGGGATTAATACACTCCTCGAAGTCTTGCACGTTACAAACTAACCCTGCAAGATCATGGGGACATCCCTGTTTACCAGTTGACCAATATAGTTGTCCATCTATCCATTTAGCTTCACACCTTGGGCATGTTCTGATATTCATAATCACTCACTATCACAATAAATGTACTGTTTTTCAAGCATTAGTTTATAGAAATTACTTTTTAAATCTCTTAAACGTTCTTGTTCATACGGGTCAGCATTGTTGCCAGGCCATTTTTCTAAATGAAAACACAATGATTGATAGATTTGCTTTACAGACCTATATTCTAGGTCAAAAGCAAACCAAAGTTCTTGTTCTTGGTCCATCAAGGTTACTCCCCTTGCGTGACTGTAAACAACTATTTAGTCTCAGTTGAGACTAAAATGGATTGACAGGCATATCAGGCCTTAATGAAGGTAATGAAGTAGATTCACCACCTTTGTCGGGTGCATCTGGTGATGTTGGTGACAGTCCACCAAGAGCACCTCCGATTCCTCCTACTCCTACACTACCAAGTCCAGCAGGGAGAACAGATTCCATCACTTTTGATTTAACATCTTCGATGATTGCATCCTTATTAACATATAGATACCCAACAGTACCCACGACGGTGAGAGATACAACACCACTAGCAAGAGCGATTCCATTTACGATTTTTTGTAACATAATAATTAATCCTTTTTAGGTTGTTGAGGAGTTATTACTAGAGGAGCATGTTCAAACTTTATAGTTTGTGTAGGCGCTGCCTGTGATGCTCTTTCTATTAACATCTCCATGTCTTTTTTACTTATCGGTGCAGGACCATTAGGTGATCCATTTGCACCATTCTTTTTACCTTGACCCGCTTGAACGCCAAATGTGGCTAGCACGCCCGTGAAAACAGATGCTATAAAGGTCGGATCAATTTTTTCTTGTTGAGTGAAGCCTGGAATCTGAACGTAATTAATTGTCAAGATTCCGCCTGCCCAGACCAAAATTCCAAGACGTACAAATGTACTCAGAATCGCCATCTGTTCTTCCTTGTCCTCAACTTTTTCCTTAAGAACACCTAGAAGTCCTTTCTTCTCTTCTGGTTTCTCAGTCTTTGTGTCAGTCATTTACAATAACTTGAGGCTTATTATATATAAGGATACTTTGTCCTTATCTCTTCGACTTTCGCGTCATACTCTGCCTGTGTCACTTCACCTCTTTGCACTTTGAAATACATTGGGTCTGCGACTGCACGAAACTCTTGTTCACGCATGTACTTATGGTAAGTGTTCTGTTTTTCTTTGTCTGTTGTGACTGCAGCTGCATCTACTAACGCTTGATCAATTTCAAACGGTGTAGTGTCACTGATATCTCTATCAAATATGCCAACATCATCGATGATTAATAGATTTTTATCTGGATATGCTGCACGGATTGCTTCGTGATTGTAATTCATTAGGGTTGTACCTCCATTACGGACATTCTACTGCCACCTACTCTATAACTTTGATAATTATAATATCCAAAATCCCTGTTATAATAGAAAGTTTGGGATCCACCAGTATATCCATTTCTAAGTCTTGGAGTATATGTTATTGCATTTGTCGTGCCAGGAGTATCCACATACCAGTACTGGAAACAATGTGCCTGATAGTATTGAGTGGTGTCAGTTTCATAATACATACTTCCTTGCCTGAGAGCATCATTTGGATAACTTAAATCGTTTGTAGAACCACCAGATATCGCTCTTTGGATTCCCCACACAGTATCATATTTACCCTGGCCAGGCCAACCCATTACCAGAACCTGTATGAGAATCTTACTATTTGAATTAGTAGGAGTAATAGTGCAAGACAAATTAGGTACTGATGTATAATTATGAGTAAAAGTAAAAGTAGTTTTTGCAGTGTATTCTGCCGTCTGGAAGTTTGGTCTAGAGTCAATACCACCAGTGATAGCAGACGGTGGTATATTAGAAAGACCCGCTCCAGATCCATTGAACTGGGTAGCGTATAACTGTCCTGTATTGGAATTGAATGTGAGATTACTTCCAGTATGAGGTGTAACATCACCAGTTGCTCCTTGAGCAAACAAGAGATTACATGAAGTGTCAGAAGACTGATCCGTTACCGTAACTCTTGTTGCGACATCGGCAGTAGATGCAGTGGTGGCACTCGTAGCATTACCACTGAATGATGATGCCGTAATGATACCAGTTGCATTTACATTTGTGGGTTTTAAAGTTCCCTGTACTGCATCAAATAGTAAGTTAGTTCCTGTTTTGGCAGCCTGATAACCTGAGGCAGCATTAGTATACAACACACTACATGTTGTATCTGAAGATTCATCGATAACTGCAATGTTATTTGCTCTGGTCGCCGTAGTTGCAGTTCCAGAACTAGTGGCAGTGTCTGCATTTCCGATCAGAGGTCCACTAAATGCTGTCGCAGTTACGACACCAGTTGCAACCATACCCGATCTTGCAGTAATAAGACCTACAGAGTCAACATTTGTAACATCCTCATAAGTCAAAGTACCAGCAATAGAAACATTACCTGTTACAGTTAAATCTCCTATATTATAAACTTCTGTTCCTGTACCTACAACTCCACTAGCCTCTTTATTAACTAACTCTTTCCACCCAGCATGTGCGAAGTATGCCCTACCAGTGTCATGAGCGTGAGCAAATGCACCATGATAGGTAGATGCTGATGGGAACTGTCCATACTGGTCATAATAGAATGGTATTACGTTATCCGTTTGAATACCTAAGATCTGACCGTTTAATGATGATATACCAGATACAATTACTTTATTAAATTCTGAAATCGCAGATGTGTCAATGCCAGGTGTGGAAGAAGTTATTGTAACAATACCAGCTGATAGGGGTGATACTGTCGCACCAAATCCAAAGTTTACTGTGGCAGCAATACCAATACTATTATCACTATCTTTTATAAGAATACCACTTGATGCAGCGACAACCCCTGTTAATTGAGATCCATCTCCTAAGAATTGTGTTGCAGTTATAAAACCAACATTGACATTAGGACTTCCAGTTAGTCCCTGAGCGTTGACAGCAAGGGTAGCGATACCAGCAGTAGTTGCATATCCAGATATAGTGGATACACCAGCTAGTTGAGAATAGACTGATCTCTGCGAATCTGTAGAGAGTCCTGCTAGGAAAGCATAATTTGCAAGTCCAGCAGTGGTTGCATATCCAGCACTACCTGTAATATCA